CGATTCTATCAGCGGGCAAAGAAACTCCGCGCCATTCATCCAAACCTGTAAAGCCTAGCCGTCTAGCCATCTTCGGGTGGCTTTTCGGGTGCGCTTTGCACCATCAATCAACAAACAGAGAGAGACAGACAATGCTAGGCAAAAAGACTTCACCCAAGGCATTACCTAAACGACGTGGCTTTATTCTCTATCAAGGCCCGTCGGTATTGGACGGCGCGCCGATTGTGGTAATCGCTACGCTGTCAACGTCCAACGTAAAAACCGGCGATGCCATACAGACTTGGATACTACGCGACGATATCAACCCCGTAGAAGCTACAAAGACCGGCGAGGATTCATCGATATGCGGTAGCTGTCCGCATCGTCATTTCAATAATGGCGCGTGTTACGTCAATGTGGGACAAGCGCCTAATCAGATATGGAAAAGCTACAAGCGCGGATTATATGAACAGTATGATCACAAGCTACACGCTGATTACTTCCGGTCTCGCGTCGTGAGGCTGGGCGCGTATGGTGATCCAGCCGCCGTACCTTACGAGATATTCTTACAGATCACGCAGATGTCTCGCGCACATACCGGCTATACACATCAAGCCAACCACAAGAATTTTGACAAGCGCTACTTCAGACTGTGCCAGGTATCGGCTGACTCACCTAAACAAGCGACCAAATACCAGAAGCAAGGCGCAAAGACGTTCCGCGTAGCAATGGAAGGTGACGGACTATTGCCCGATGAAATCGAATGTCTAGCGGACTCGGACGGTATCCAATGCGTAGACTGCAAGCTATGCGACGGGGTATCTCAGAATATCGCGATCGCTGTACATGGTTCGCGCTCAAACAAATTCAACACAGCAATCATTGCGAGGGGTTAATCATGGCGAAATGGGTAGGAATCATTGACATATTGGCGGACTACGATCCCGATGGGTTAACCGCTGAAATTTGGTACAGGCAAGGCGGACGGATGCCCTACTGTGTCCACTATAAAGACACGGAGACGGGTCACGCTGTCTATCACATCAGTTTTAAAACTGAAGAGAGGGCGCGCGCTCATGCGATGAAATCAACAAACAAAACGGAGGTGACGGAATGAATGACGAATTATTTGGGTACACGGTAGTCGGTCGGGATGGCGGCGAGATGTTCACTTCAGAACCTGAATACGAGACATATCAGGAAGCATTCCGCGCCGGTAATCACTCACTGTGCGATATGAACGGCGGCAGCCTAGAGATCTGGCTATGGGATGAAAGCCTAGAAGATGTAAAACAATCATGGGAGACATGAGACATGCAACTAACGACAATACTATATGTGATTTTGGTAACCCTGATCGTGTTCACAGTACTGGCCGGGCTCATGGCGGCGTTAAGTTTTAACTTTCCGGTGTTCTGGCTATGCGCTGTGGTGTCGGTGCTGTCGGTCTGGTTACTTTGTTACTTGGAGGGCGAACTGTAATGCCTTTGGAATTTATCGTTTTAGCGCTTTTAGTCTATGCGCCAGTGGTCGCAGTAATCAGCTGGATGGCATGGGATCAATTCAAAAACCTATAGGAGCAAAGAAAATGAGCGACATGGAATGGTGGCAGCGTGGCGAGGCCGGCGAGCAGGTGCTTGATAACATCGAGTACTACCTAATCAACAACGACGATGTGGCCGGCTTCTGCCAGTGGGCTACGGAGTTTGGCATCCATATCAGCGGCATCAGGAAAATCCTGGCAGTGCATAACGAGGGCGAGTCGTCTGAATCGTCACATTCAATCAACAAAGAGGGACTTTCTAATGAGACAACCGGATAATGAGCATTCCAAGATGTTTGGAAACGACGGAGAGCTAGGCAACGATGCCGAGATCATCGTGTATTACGAGTACCTTGGCGAACCCGAGCCAGTACTTCACATCCCCTTTTGGTTTAACAAGGAAGGGTTGGATATGGGGAGGCCATTTAGCGACATGGTGGACAACGTAGCGAAGGCGCTGGAGGAGGCTTATTCGTTTTGGCCTGAAGGCTATATCCACATTCAAACGCGGATCAACCGCGAATTCATCAACATGATTTAGGAGTAATACCCATGGACTTAACAACTGAATACGTCAGCAAGATCTGCCCCGAGCTACTCGCTTCGGAGGTAAAGATCCTCATTGATAACCTGCTTGACCTGTATGACCCGAGCGAGATTTACCCGCAGGTAGTTAGGGTAACGGCCAAGAGCCTGTTTCCCTACGTCGTTACGACTGAGCGTGTGGTTAAGTACCTTGATGGCAGAGATCGCATCGTCAACGCCATTGAATTTCTGAAGGCAGCGCACAATCAACTAGATAAAATTCCCAGGCTATCTGATAACTGCGGCATGGCAATGCTTGAGATAAGCCAGTGGACTAACTATCTCAGCGATGAGCTGCGGGATCTGGAGAGGGGCAATGCAAAAGAACAATGACAAGTACTACCCTGAGACGCTGCTCAAGGTTTACTTTAATTACTGTGCGGCCAATGATATCCGCCCGACGTTCGAGGACATGGACGATTTTATTTCGGAGATCCTTGGCAACAAGCAGATAAATGGCATACCTTCATACAAGACAATCAATGAGGTGTTTACCAATGAATAACAAGATCTATATCAAGGTGGAGGCTATCGTCCCTGATGACGCTGACAAGTTTGAAGGCGCAGAGATTGACGACTTTGATAGAGCTAATTGCATAGCCAAGCTGTACGTTGACCCTGAAGACATCGACGCCGAATACATAGTCGTTAACTCCGGCGAAAGTCATGAGTTTTGGGGTCAAATATTTGATGAACCAACAGACATATTGTTTGAAGAAAGTTGCAGCTGGCATGGCCGGCCGATTATCAACGCATCGGAAGTATGCTGGGCGCTAGAGGAGTCGATACATTGAAAGACCTAAAAGAACTACCAATGGATTCCCTCGAGGAATCATTGCGACAACTAAGGAAAGTAACTGGGCCACTAAAAGCTGTTCCTACAATTAACACTAGCGTATGCGATTGGCACATGAACGATTACGTAGATATGGTAAAGGCTGATTACCGGCGAGGATGGGAGGACGCCATAATGGGCAACTCAAATCTTAGGGCTTCTATTCATTACACCTACGGCTACGATGATTGCAAGGAATGGAAGTTAAGCTATGGATACTGATCTATGGCAATGCCTTGTCTGCCAACAGTGGATGGAGCAAAGATATCTAGACCAAGATCAGGTATGCGTAGACTGCAACGAACTCGAAGGTAAAACCGAGCCCGAAGAAAAACGGGACTGGCAAGAGTTTGAGCCTTACTGTTAAACTCGAACAGTCCAAGGCGACACCTGTACTCCTCGCCTGTTGAGCCGGTCGGCAGCGCCCCGGTGGGCAATAATCGCTGCACCTACCCTGCGGTGGCACGATACTTGCAAAGTGTTGGCACTTGACATACGCACCCGCTATGACACCCTATCCAACTATCAACCAATGGCCCAGCGGCTGAACAGGAGTAACTATGACCACAGGCCCAAGCGAGGCACGAACAATCCGAACGGAGGAAGATGTGTTGGCTACGCTGCTGTCCTATCTTCACTTGCACTATGTGAAGGTGGCGAATACAGAAGAGCCACACGTGAGTATTCCAATAGACCCAATGGAGCTAACTCAAATCGTTGCCGTACTTGCGAGAGCAAATACGATGCGAGGTATACGTCCATAGGGCTCCATTAGGGGGAATAATGGAACACCCGTTAGAAGAGTATTGCATAACAGATCATCAAAAAAAGTTAATCAGATTAAGGTATGTAGACGGCCTTAGCTGGAGTGAGATATCAAAAACAGTTGGGTCTGATAGATCAAACATAAGAAGCACTTGTCAGACTGTTGAGGGCAGAGCAGCTAAAGCTGGCTTTGCGCCGAAGCACGATCACGTTCACACTGTTCCGCCTGGCTACGCAGTGAAAGGATCTTCAACGCTTTATAAGGATGGCGCCGTTGCCCTTCAATGGGTAAAGACTGAGGCAGACAAGCAAGCCCAGCTCGATGCAATAGTTGGTCGAATTGAGTTAGCGTGTGAAGGCATCAAGCCATGGAAGCCAGTCAAGCAGCCAAAGCAGGTTGAAGAAAATCTTCTGTCTCTTCTGGTCGTCACTGATTTTCACCTTGGCTCATACTGCTGGGGCGACGAGACTAGCGAAGACTACAATACCGACATGGCCCGCGATCTATTCCTGTCTAGCATCAAAGAGATGATCGACAGCACACCCAAGTCAAAGGTCGGGCTGCTTTGCAACCTTGGTGATTTTTTGCACTGGGATGGACTGCTCCAAGTCACTCCGACTTCCTCTCATATCCTCGATAATGACAGTAGGTACAGCCGTATCGTCGACATAGCGATGACGGTTATGAACGAGGCTGTGCGGATGATGCTGCAGAAGTACGAGAAAGTCGTCTTCGTTTGTGCCGAAGGTAATCATGATATTGCCGGCTCCATTTGGTTGCGTAAGTTCATTAGGAAACTGTACGCCAATGAGCCAAGGCTGGATGTTATCGACAATGACTTCCCTTACTACGCTTATCGACATGGCAAAACACTGCTGTGCTTCCACCACGGGCATAAAGTAAAGATGGATCGGCTGCCTAAAGTGTTTTCAAGCGAGCCTAGATTCAGAGAGGAGTGGGGCAAGTCGACGATGGCGTATATCCATAGCGGACATTATCACCATGAGCGGATACTAGAAGACGCAGGGGCCGTTATGGAACAGCACCCTACGTTAGCGTCAAGGGATTCATACGCCACTCGTCTGGGCCTTATGTCCCAGCGAGGCGCTAAAGTAATCACGTACGACACTGAAGACGGAGAGGTCAGCAGGATAACGGTTAGACCTAGAGCCTAAGCCGTCTCCCTAGCTTCTTCGCTCAAAGCCCCCTCGATGGCAGCCCTTGTTGTAAAGGGTTTGCCTTTAGCGTCAGTAAAATACTTAATGCCTTGAGCATCCAGCACCTTAATTAACTTTGGCGATGTGTACGCCTTAAAGATGTGGAACAGGTCGCGGTAGTACAAGTATTCAGTCTGATCTTTCATTCGGTTCTCCGTTTAAAAAAAGCCCCGCTAAACCGCGCGGGGCAATAGGCGTGGGAGCGCCTTTCTCACCAAGGGATATCTTCAGTTGGCGCAGGAGCTGGCTGTCGCGCCGGTTGATCGGCTGGTGGCTTCCACATATTTCGCTCTGCATACCACCTGCCTGATCGCCCCTCTTTAATCTCAATGTTGAGCCACTCAATATCTGGGTCAGATTTCTTCTGAGCAGCAACCCAAGCACCAAATTCATCGAGCTTGATGGATAGCTTTGCCTTTACCCACTTAAACTCCTCACCGTCTGGGCCGGGCTTGGCCAGCATTCCATCTACAAAAACTTTATCGTCCATTAGTCACTCCTTCTGGATTGATTTTCATTACTTTAGTTTCAAAGGTAGTAAAGATCCCGCCCTTGGATGGAGCAAGATTCAACGCCTCTTTCACTTCGTTTGGGGTTTCCTCAATGATTGCTCTAAGGATATCCCACTCTTCATTTGCTACCGCACTCTTTACTTGGTAAACAAAATCAAAGTTCTCACGCACCGCTTGGTTGTACTGCAAAAGACTAAGCTCGCTTTCTAAAGTCATCAGCTTCTTCCTCGCTGTATGCCTCGCCATGCAATCCACACAACTTAAGAATCACTCGATCCTTTGCTCGCTTCTCAGCCATAGCAAACGGATAGCCGTTCTTGTTGTTGTATGTTGCTGCCTCGCCAATGCTCCATGCAGTCAAGTCACCTAGCCGACCGTGAACCTCGATAGCTACAGCCTTCTCCAGTATTTCAGCGCAGATGATCTTAGGGGCATCGAACGTAATGCCAAGGTAAGCGGCTACTTTCTCCAATGCTTTGTGCTTGATAGCCCAGATGCCGGGTCTAACAGCCCAAGCGTCGTTAGATTTGTCAGCCCCAACTTTGTCTAGTAGGGTTCCAATGTTATCTGGAAGATTACTCATACTGCCTCCTTCATTTGATTGAGCTTGCAGTCTACAAAACTTTTTAAAACTTTGCAAACCTTTATATAACTTTGTTGACAGACCATCCAAAGTCGTTCAGAGTTAAGAGCTTTCACCACAACAAAAAGGGGATAAAAATGCAGGACGAATGGGCAGACTACTGTGACGCAGTAGGTAGCAAACCCACGTTTGTAATCAAAGAAGAACTAATCAACGAAGCCTTTCCCGGAAACCCATACTATACGAAACAAAACGGATCATCTCTCTCTCGCTTGCGAGGCGTTGCAGTCAATGGCCGCATAGAAGAGCTTGAGATGCGCCTAGCAAAAGAAAAAGACGTTATCCCGGGGATGATTACTACCGGCACTGTAACGCTCGTATACGCGCCCTCAGGAGCTGGTAAGACGGTGTGGATTTTGGGCAACCTATTCCAGAGTATTCGGAATAACCTGATAAAAGGCTCGGATGTGATCTATTTTAACGAAGATGACGGAGCCAAGGGCGTACTCCAGAAGGCCAAGATGGGCCACAAGCACGGCATGACCATGATTACCCTGGCTAACTCTCCAGATCCTTCGCTACGCACAACGACTGACGCGCTCCATTTGCTGAATGCTATCCGCGAGGAGGGCGAAGCGGACGGCAAGATCGTTATCTGCGACACCCTCAAGAAGTTTGCTCCTGTCCTTAACAAAGGAGATATGCGAGAAGTTCTCCACGTCTTCCGTGAGTTCGCCGCTGCTGGCGGCACAGTCATCCTGCTGGGCCACTGCAACAAGCATCGGAGCATGGACGGGCGATTGATCTATGAGGGCGTAGGCGACCTCAAGGCAGATGTAGACAACATGTTTGGCCTTGATCCTGTCAACGACAAGTTTGCCTTCTATCAAGAGCTGTTAGTAATCAATGAGAAGGATCGTAGCCAGATCAGCTTCGAGGGCGGGTTTAAGTATAAGCAGACCAGTGCGACAGTGGGGTATGAAGAGTCAGTAGATTCTGTGCAGTTCATGACAGTCGACGACATCACAGAGCTTAAAGAGAAACAACGAGCGCAGATCAATATAGGTAAAGCCATCAGCAAATACGAAGACGAGTACGTGCTTCTAAGTAGCGTTATGAAAAGCAACAAGATGTTTAGCCAGTCTGATCTTCTTCAGTTTTTACATGATGACGAAATCAATCCCAATGGATGCACCAGAAAGAAGCTACTTAACTGTATTGATTTGCTCAAAGGAAACAACCTAAAGCTAGAAAGGCGCGGCGAACACGGCAAGAAATTCTACCGTTGGGTGCCAATGTAAGGAGAGTGTTATGAACGAATTAATAGTGGCGTTAGACACGCTATTTCAGGATCTTGATTCTGCCGAAGGCGAACTGAGAAGTGCGGCATACCGTAAGCCAGATCATCCCTTCACCCAAAGATTAGAGTCGATAAATAGCACTCTCTTGTACCTTAAAGACCTTACATCTGGATTGCTTGAGCAACTAGAGCATGATGGTGAGCGAGTTTACTGTGTTCACGCATCAACAGAGATTTCATCTCACGTCAGAGTGTTTGCCAAAAACGAAGCCGACGCCATTAACTTTGCCTGTAACACATTAGAATCCCGTATATCCAATATGGCAGGAAAGAAGTTTGATTGGTACAGCAATACTATAGGCGAGTCAGTGGTTGACTATGGGCATGGCAAGGATAAAAAAGTGTTAAACGTGCCATATCCTGAAGATAAATAGAATCCCCAGAATACCCAGAATCCCCAGAATACCTCTAATCCCCTTCTGTAGGGGGCGGGGTAGCCTAGACATAGTGGGGGGTAAATAAGGGTATTAGGGGGAAACTGGGGAAACTGGGGAAACTGGGGAAACTGAATGGACACATCACACCGCTGGCTTGTTGACACCAAAGACAAGATGAACTTCTTCATCGCTTTCGTTACTACGCAGTTTGATGACGGCAAGAAGATACTGTATGCAATCAAGGATACTACGCGCAGTGACAGGCAGAATAACGCCATGCACCTGTGGTTCCGGCAGATAGCGCAGGAGTTAAACGACGCAGGATACTGGGTACGACATCCCTTTAGTGACAAGCTGGAGATACCGTTTACGGAGGTATTGGTTAAAGAAACACTCTACAAGCCCATCATTAAGTCCATGTACAACAAAAGCTCCACAGCTAAGGTAGCCCCCAAGGAACTCTCAGAAGCCGCTGAGGTGCTAATTAGGTGGCTCTCAGAGCATAAGGGTGTATATGTGCCCTTCCCTCAACAACTAAAGGATCAGTTGTGATCGACAATGAAGACAAAAAATCTTGGTGCCAGGCAGGGGAGCTGGCAGAAAAAGACTTTGTGGCTACCAACAAGCTGGTTGGCTGGGGCTTAGCTGTAAACCCAAACAAACACGATGACATCTATACGCATGATTTGGTTGGCATGGTTCCTATGGATTTAAAAAGCATCCGCGAGCCTTGGCGAAAATCTCAGCAGTTGTTTGGCATACCTTCAGATTATGCGATATCTATTAACCTTAAAGATCTCAAGCGTTATGCCGATCTTTATCCAAACATCATAATTATCTTGGATGTTGAGTGGTCTGGCATTTATATGATGACTGTGGCTAGGGCCAAAACTCTAATTACTAATGGAAAAGCCGTAAAACACGAATACAAAAACAGAAAGGACGACACAAAAGGCAATGCCAAAATTAGCTATGTGTTTGATCTTAGAGATTTGGACAAGTTGAGAGAAAGCAAATGAGACTAAAAAGAACAGCAGCAGACCACTGGTTTAGCCGATGTGTACGCATGCGAAACGACTTTAAATGCCAAGGCTGTGGCGCACAGTACGAGTCAAACAGCACGGGGCTACACTGCTCGCACTACTTTACACGCGCTAAGAAGGGCATACGGTACGACGGAATGAACGCCTTTGCCCACTGCTACGGATGCCACCAGAAGTACGGCAGCAATCCTGACTACTTTGTCCGCCACTACATCGACGAATACGGCGAGGGTGCCCTTGAGCTATTAAGGGAAAAGGCCGAAGACATTACGTTAGGCAAGCGCATGAACAAAGAGCAAAAGGAAATAGCCAAGCATTACAAGGAAGAAGCCGCCCGTATGGAGAATGACAGGGCGGCAGGTGCAGCTGGCTGGTTAGAGTTTAAAAGCTGGGATTAATCGTCCGTTAGGAGTCGCTCGCCAGTGGTCATGCGAAGAATCCTATCTATGTTAGCAACCCCTGGAGCATAAGTTTGCGCCGTACGCAGCAGTGGCTCCATCACATCCTCTTCTCCAGAGATTAGCCTTTCTCCCGCTGTTAGCATGCCAGATCCTGTCCTGCTGATAGCCGTCAACGGAGCGGGGCTAATGCTTACTGTTTGGCCTCCAAATTCCTTCGCCCTTAGATTGACTGCGCCGCTACTTATGTTGGATGCAATCTGATTCATGGTCGCAGATGTGATGCCTTCGGGGGTAAGGACGTCTTCTATTTCCTTGTTCTTGCTAAGATCAAGAGTTTTTCGAGCGTCATCCCAGACGCCGGCAAGTACGCCAAAGAGCGCCACATACTTTCCCGTTTGAATCATCGCAGTCTTTGCGGCATCGGCACCTTCTTTGGTGTTGATACCCTTTTCGGCAACAGTGGCTAGGTTCAGGCCAACTTCAGTTCGGATGTTGTTCATCTGTCGGTTCATATACGACAGCATGCTATACATCATTCGAGCGTTTGGATTGTCGTTGTAGGCGCGAGGCATTGTACTTGCGCTAACAGGCTGCCACTTATTCATGGCCGCACCAGCAAAGTTCAGCACGTACCCAAGCTCATTCTTGTTTAGCGATCCGCCCTGCTTCATCTTCTGTAGTGCGCTGACTGTGCTATCAAATTCAGACTGAGACAGCCCTTTCATTCCGTCGTGCTTCTTCAGCTTTTCAATAGATTTCTCGTCGCCCTTCCTTGCAAGGTTTACAGCCCGCTGAACCGCCGAGTTAGACAGCATCTCTTGGCCCATCCTGTTAACCTTTTCAACGCCCGACACCCGGTATAGAGCCTTACCCAGAACGTCTACGCCACGGCCAGCAAGCTCTGGCGCCTTGATGTAGTTAAACACTTCAGCGGTCTTTGTGGTTTCTCTGCCGATAGTGTTAGCGACTTCCCCATAGAAGTTTTTGTCAAGGCCGAGATCTTTGTTTGAAACCCACTTCTCTGGATTTACGCCGGTAATCTTTGAGATGGTGGGGAAGGTTTCAATAATCCCGCGTGGAACTGTCTGCGCCCAAGCCTTGATGCCATTCTGAAAAACAGGAGCAGTCACGCCCTCAATTATGTTTAACACAGCGTTCATGGGGTTAGCCAGTAACGCAGTAGATACTGCCCTTCTTGATACAGCGCCCACCGCATCGCCGCCCATCTTGGAGGTAATTAGTGTGGATCTAAGCGCGTCTTGCAGGTTGCTGCGAATAGCCTTTTCGTTTGCCGCGCCCTTTAGCTCTTTCTTGGCGGCCTTATCGATGGCCTTGAACACGGAGTCCACTCGACTCCTAGACTGCAACTTTTCTTCTTTTAGGTTGATGTTGTCTATATCAATATTAAAACGCTTTGCAACCGCCCTAGCCGTAGCAACATCCTTGGCGTACTGCTTTAGGGCTTCTACTGGATTTGCGTAATCGTTAGACCCCATAACTTTGTTTTTATTTACAGCGATTGTGGGCATGTAGTCCCCTTCTGGAAACTTAACGAAGTCCAGATCCTTGAGGACTTTTACTTGATCCCTCATTAGCTCAACCGCCTTCTTTTCATCGGGTGTCTGCGCCATGCGAATAGCGTCATCCCAAGAGGTTGCCTTATCTCCAAACTTGTTATTAATTCTTAGAAGCGCTGTTTTTAAGCGAGGGTTATCCTCGAATACTTTTGCCGCTCCAGAAAAGACATCATCATAAATCGCATCGATCTCACTTAGCTCGTGGCGAACCATAATCTCAGAGTCTTCAACTAGTCGAGCAGCTCTTGCGCCTACATTCTTTTCAGTCCATTCTTTTGTGCCAAGCAGTATGTTTCCAATAGTTCTAGACGCCTTGCTCATATTGTCTTTGAAGCCATCACCGACAAGTATGGTTGTATTTTTTCTTTCTTGCAGGCTGGCATCGGTAACAGATCCGCCTTTCCCTGCGCGACCTACATTGGCAAATCCTTCTTCGCCGCCAATAAACCCGCCCTCCTTTCCTACGCGCTGTCGCTTTGCCTGCTTTGCTGCAGCAGCTATTTCGTCGGCGTTTCGCGTAAGGGTTGAGGCAGCAGCGCCAAGCCCCCCGCCAAGGGCTGCGCCCATTGCAGCGCCTTCTAGCCGACCCTCATCTCTCCCGCTTAGATACCCGTAGGCAGCGCCCTCTGCGGCACCAAGGGTAGCCACCTTGAAAGCCCTATCTAACTTACTTCCTGTCTGAGCTATCTTTACTAACCCGGCTCCAGGTATAAATAAGCCGGCACCAAGACCAACCGCCGTGATTAGCCCGGATGCGTTGGGATTGGCTTTCTCAAAAGCATCTAGCTCTGCACGAGACTGCTGTATGCCTTGACTATAATTGTTGGCTTCACCTGACAAAACACGGATGGTAGCGTCAAGCTCATCGCCTACGCCTATGGCGGACTCAAGAAAGTCCACAGCGCCAGATCGAACAGCGCTATATTCTTGCACTGGAGTAAAGCTATAGCCTGTTTCCCAAGGTTTTTTCTTTGAGGCAAATGATGGCTGTTTTTTAAATCCAGGAGGTGATTCCCAAGGTTTTGGCATTTTTATTCCTCATTGCTTCCTAACATTCTTTTTGCTCTGTCTGGATTTCCGTAGTTAAACCAAGCAGCTATATAATCATTCATTCTATTTTTAGGAAGACGATCCTCATCTTTAAGCCTAAAAAGCTCTAAAACATCCTTTAATTCTTTTTCTTGCTCATCAAAAACCCCGGCCTCCTTTGGCGTTATCTGCTTATAGTTTTTTTCATCCGTGTAATCGCCCCCTTCAAAAATATAAAAATTGCCTTCTTCATCGGGAACAATTTCACCTTTTTCATAAGGAGACATTTCCGCTCTTATTTCTCCCGCTCGACTTTCATTGAGAAGCTCTATTTGATTTATGATGTCTGAGTTTCTTCTTTGTCTTACGTTTGCCCTCGCCTGCTCTGTTATTTCTGGCGTAATATCTTTTTTGTTTTGATCTGCAAGACGCATCTCTTCATCTTTAACTGCAACTCGATCTAAAGGAGCAGCCAAATCAAGCTCTAACTTTAAAATGTCTCTTTCATTTCTTATTTCTTGATTTTTTTCCTCATCCAAGTCACGCAAAAGAACCCGATTATTTAAATCAGTAATTCTGACCCTTAGGGCTTTTTCAACAATTTTTGCTCTAGAAAGATCTTTGGTGTTCCACACGCCCTCTTTGTCATTCCACCCTTTTGCCGCATCCTTATATTCTTCAACCAAGGGAGAAACCGCCTTTCTAACGTCTTCTGGAAGTTGACCAACAAGGTCGGTTATCTCGCCCTCTGTCATCGGTCTTGTGCGAAGTTCTATTGACCGCTGCTCAAAGGACTTTTTTATTTCGCTATTTCTCATTGCTCCTGTAATGTATTTGTCAGCTGCCGCCTTAAATTCTTCTGGCACAGAATCCATTACGTTATCAATTTGAGATTGATTTCCGCTGTCTACCGCTCTGATAAATTTAGGAGCATTTTCCTGTATATATCTCGACTCAAGCATTGCCGCTTCTTGTCTCTCAAACTGAAACGCATTGACTTGATCTTGGCGGTAGCCTTGCTCAATTTCAGGATTTTCAAGGAGCTGGCTTTTACGAAGCGCGAGAGTCTTTTTTAACTCAGACTTCTTGTCTTCAGGGATGTCCTGTCGCTCATCAATGCCTTCGAGCACATTGTCTATCTGAGAAACCGCACTAATATCACCTTTCAGCCTTTTTTGTTGGGCGGAAGAAGTCATGCTCCGAAGTTGAATGATTCTTGATTCAATAGCTTGCTTTTCTTTTAAGGTGGGAGCTTTGTCTCTGGCCTCCTCTAAAAGCCTAATGTTTTCAGCAAGGGCTGCTGGGGTGCCAGCTATGGCCGAAGATTGCGCCTGACCAGATATTCTGCTTATTTCATCAAATCGATCTAAGGCTTCTTGGCGCTCTTTTTCTTCTTTTTGTTTTTTTCTTCTTTCGCCGGGCAAGCCGCCAATCTGACGGCCAAGCTCAAACATCCCTTGCGCCATTGAAGGATCTGTTAGCTGTCTAACAATGTCTCTGCCAAAACGTGCCATTACAATTCTCCTTAATTAATCTAGGATGCTTTCTAGCAATCCACCGACAAGGCCAGATCCCAGACCTCCAGCAAGATTGGCTCGACCAAGCTGCGAAGCAAGCAAGATATCCAAACCAGAAGCTGTGGCCTCTCCGAATAATCCAGTGCCATAAAGCTGTGCTTGCTGTTGTGCTGCTGCCGCAGTTTGCCCTGGAGACAATGCTGCAAGCAATTGTTGCTGCGGAATGTAAGATCCAGCAAGTGCGCCTAATCCTAGTTGTTGCCTTCCGGCCTCTAATGCTTGAGATCCTTGCAACAAACCCTGCCCGCCAGTTAGCGCCTGTAATGCTTGCGCCTGTTGAGCCGCACTTAGACCCTGAGCCTGTCCTGCTAAGCCAGCACCTAGGCTTGCGTAATCCATGCCAAGACCTGCTTGTTGGGCCTGCAATCCTCCTGCTAGTTGAGCAAGTTGCGCTGTTTGGCCTGCCGCTGTAGCTGCTCGACCCAAACCTTCTGATTGAAGCTGTGACTGGATTTGTTCTGCTGACAAACCCAACTGTGCTAGTTGAGTAGATCGTTGTTGGGCTTGAGACTCCAAGGCTGACTGAGCCTGCTGTGCTTGTAATCCAGCACCAGCAAGTTGCATTTCTCGACCAAAGCCCTCTGCCTCTAATTGAGCTTGCATCTGTTCTGCACTTAAACCTAGTTGAGACAGCTGTGCCGCTCTTTGCTGCGCTTGAGATTGCAACTGACTTGATAGCCCCGCTTGACCGCTAAACATACCGCCAAGTGTTTGAGCTTCCCCAAGAGCTTGTTGACGCTCCGACTGGGCTTGTTGTATAGCCGCAAGAGACGCTCGATCTTGAGCTTCTTCCTGCGCCTTTGCTAAAGCCATTTGCTCAGGAGTTCCGCCATACATGGCTGTACGCACACCTAAACGACCTTGAGCCGCTAGTCGCTGCTCTAGCTCTAACCTCTGGCGCTCTTCCTCAGGTCGCTGTGTAGCACGAATACGCTCAAATACATCGGCTTCTCTAGCTTCAGTAGGCTGAAGAAGATCTGTTGCAGCTTGTCCTGCAAGACCGCCGTATTGCGCTCTGAGCGCTTCTACGTCCTCTGGAGCGGTTGTTTCAAGCCCAGCCATACCCAAGCCTAGGCCGCGCTCTGCAAGCTGTCCTGCGGCTCTACGGACGTCTGGAAGCTGTATGTCTGAGAATGTACCAGTTACATCGGTTACTGGCCCGCCTAAAACACCAACCTCTCCAAGCCCAAGACCTTGAGTAGCCGCACTAATTGCTTGCTGACCCAAGCCAGATATGCTTTCTGGTGGTCTTTGAGTTATTAGCTCAGGAACCTGACCTGCAAACTGACCTCTTAGTAGGTTAATGTCGGCAGGCTGTGCTGCTGAAGCACCCATAAATTGCTGGCCAAGAGCGGCAGCTTGTGTTGATGCAGCCTGAGTAGGATCTACGCCAAACGCTGGCTGACCTATCATTCCAGATCCTTGTGCTAAAAAGTCTGTTCCAGCTGCTGTAAGTTGTTGAGCAGGAGTTAACCCTAAAGTTTGAAGCGGAGATAAATAACTTTGCGCCTGAGTCATTAAGGCTTGTTGCATTTGTTGTTGAGGGCTGCCTAAAGCTAATGTGTACTGCCCATCATCACCTGCAGTAAACGTACCGCCTGTTGCGCTTGTTACGGTATAAGGCTGAAACTGTGCTTGTTCTAGCTGAGTTGCTGCAAGCTCATCTGCAAGCTCTCTTCCTCTTGTGCCTAAAGTCCCAAGATCACTAAAGGCTGTTTGCAGAAGGCCAGTGCCAGCTCCACCTATTAACCATTCTGGTAATGACATTAGTAAGTACCCCCATCAATTGTTCCTGTAGACAGAGTTCCCGTGAACGTCAGTGCAGGAATAGTTACTGTGCCTGTAAACGTAGGCGATGCAAGGTCGGCCTTCGTAGCAACGGCTGTAGAAATCGCATCGAATTCTGTTTCAAATTCAGCGCCCTTAATGATTTTGCCGCTGTCACCGGAAGGTAGACTATCTTTAGCGGCAAAGTCTGTAGTCTTACTGTAGTTACTCATAGTACTTTACCCATTAGTGCTAATACGTTTATCTCTTGGAGAGACAAAGAAGATCCGTTTATGTCTGCTTCCAATCCAATCGTGATTACTCCGCCGCCGCCAGTCGTGTTGATGCCTCTTCGAGACGTAAGGTCGCCTCCAGTAAACTCGACAGTTGTGTTGAATTCGCTTTCGTTGTAATAACCAGTTACCTGATTACCCACAGTAAACTCTGCCGTTTGAAAAAAAGAAGCAAAGTCGTAAGCCCATTTTAGGAATACAACGGTACTGTTAGCGCCCACAATCGTAGGTCTTAACTTTTTAAGAATCTTAAGTTTAGAAGGATCGCCAAAGGTTAAGCCGGGGCCGTAATACTTAAACCGATACTTTTCGCCATTGTCTTCATAGCTGCTATACGTGCTAATTCCATTGCCATTACCAATAAGCAACGTCCCGTCTTCTTTGCGAGTATAAGCAGTAAAGCCAGTGCCGGGCCATCGAGTCGTTCGGTACGATCCGTTTTCGATTGTGCCTCTTACATCAAAACAAAACGTCGTGTCTTGCGATGTAAACGTAAGCAAATAGAAGCCCTCTTCTGGGCTGTATACAGTTCTATAAAACTCTGACTCATTCTGAAGCAAGCGAATAATGTCTTTAGTGATGTTTCCTGACAGGCTACTTATAGGCATAGACTTTTCTTGTATTGTCCGCCCAAAGCTCTTTAGCCCTGTGTGAGACAAAAACAACACGTCCGTACCTGTGTACTGCACTGTATCCCTATCAACGCAGCCTACACCCGCTACGGTGTCAGCCAACGCCATAGTTGCCGGCGCTTCTGCCCCTGAGTAAACAACAATGCTGTGTTTTCCAAGAATAATAAGAAGGCTGTTGTGCGCAGCTAAGGCAACAATCTCGTCATAGCCATCAGGCCATACCTTAGAAATATCAATAGAGCCGCTAGTGCCGCCAGACCAATCATGCCCAATTAATAAGTCAGACCAGTAAACAGTAGATTTGTCACTACTAAAGTCAGCAGTCCACAATCGCCCGTAAGCAGATAGGACTTCATTTCCATACATCGCAGAAGAAACGCCAGCAGCGCCAGAAACAGTGCTTAGTTTAATAACAGATCCGCCAGCATTATCATAAACAAGCGGCTCATACCCGCGTTGAAAGAAATAGATCTTGTTGTTAAAGTTGACCATCTTCCAGTTGTCAGCAGTAATTGTATAACTGCCGGGAGTTTCATTGGCTAACGTAGTTGTGCCGCTAAGTATCTTGTTATTGCCTACAGAGAAGATCTTGCGATTACCGCCGCTATCTTCAAACTCTTTGATAGCTCGTATCTTGGCTGATCCTAATTCTGTCTTTGTAGTAGTTAGGACTTCGTGACCTTTCCGAGACGCAATACGGCCCCGCTTGTCAATTACTGCGTTATCAGCAATCTCAGCAAACGAAGGGTCTTGTGCTATCGGAGAATCTTCTGTGTTGATTCCCTTAAACGCTGGAGCGACAAGATTAATGCTTTGTAATGGTTGAGCCATAACTACCTCACGGCGTATAGAAGATTACTTCTTCTGGGTGCTTCTGAGCGTCTAGCGCAATAGCATCGGATAGATACTTGTCCGCAATAGAAAAATACTCAGGAGCCGATGTCCCGCCTGTTTCCCCTCTTTCCCTGGCTAACAATGCAATTGCTAAATGAATAACTGGCATAGACGGAATCGCCATGTCGTCATCATTAGCAGACAGGTCAGCCTCTCGCTTTACGCAGTTAAAACGGATTGTGTACGCTTTGTCGGGCGTTGGATAGATATCAATTTGGGTATCACCATTGCTGTCTACGCCATTGTACGTGTAGTAAGTAGGCGCACTCGTACGTGGCTCGGAGATAAGATAAGCCTCGTCAAAAAACGTAGCCGTCTTATACTCCATAAACAGGTTTGACGTATCGTTTATGACGTTTAACGCCTTAATCCTGTTTTGGCTGCCGGTAAGCACGTAGTTAAACACGTCGCTGCTAGTTGTAATCGTTAGCGTTGTGCGCAGTGCAGACCAATCCCAAGCATCTTCCACCATGCGTTTAGCATCGTTTACAAAGTCACCTACCATTTTTGCGTAAGTGCTGCCTTGCACAGAAGCGACTTCTTCCTCTCGAAGCCGCCTTAACACATTATTTACTAAGTTCAGATAAGTCATTATTTGTTCCTATCTACAATCATCTTGGTAAGCAAACCGCCCATCATTTGGTTTGCCGATTGTGGTTGCGGCAATACTAAGGATTGAACTTGTGGTGCCTGATAGTTAAGCCGTGACATGTAAGGCGTAAACATGCCTCTGCCGCCACCGCCGCCACCGCCGCCACCACCGCCTTCTTCTGGCTCTGGCTCTCCGCCGCCCGAAGGAACACATTCGCCAGTTTCTGGGTCTCGAACAAAGCCTTCAGGACATTCTTCTTCAGGCTCTGGTTCTGGCTCAGGGCTTGGGCAGGGTGTGCTTGGATCTGTTGCTGTGCCATCAGGGCATTCAGAGCAAAGCGGCCAATCTAATGCACCATTCTCGCAAGTTTCTGGTTCTGGCTCAGGGCCTGGCTCATCAGCTATCCACGGATAACACTTACCATCTTTGCCTCTAACAAACCCTCTAGGACACGGCTCTTCTTGATCCTCTTCTCCATCACCAGGCCCCGGCCCTGGCCCCGGCCCCGGAGCAGGCTCTGGCTCTGGTTCTGGTTCTGGTTCTGGTTCTGGCTCTGGTTCAGGCTCGGGCTCAGGCTCAGGCTCAGGCTCATCCTCTCTAAATGGGTAGCACCTGCCATCTTTGCCTCTAACAAATCCTTTAGGGCATTGCACTTCTTCTTCACCATCATCAGGCCCGCCACCGTTATCTGGAGGAGCTGGCTCAGGCTCAGGGGCTGACTCAGGTTCAGGTTCAGGCTCGGGCTCAGGCTCCGGTTCCGGTTCCGGTTCCGGTTCTGGCTCCGGTTCTGGCTCCGGTTCAGGTTCCGGTTCAGGTTCTGGCTGAGAAACAATACAGTTTCCGTCGGCATCATAAACGCCATCTTCGCCATCTTCTGTTCTGCAAGGATCGTCTTCTCTACGATCTATAGGCGGATCATCACATTCGCCAAGAACTTCGTTATATACCCGATCATCTCCACAATCTATTACTTGCTCAACACACTCTAAACTTTCATTCGGAGTAAATCCGGGCAAACATCCGCCACAGTTACTAGGCCCAGTAGTTGGGCTGCCTTGCCTATGCGCTCTATTTTGTTCTCTACACTCTTCCGCTGTAGGGCCGGTATCTTCCCATTCAGGCTCTGGTTCCGGCTCGGGCTCCGACTCGGGCTCCGGCTCGGGTTCGGGTTCGGGTTCGGGTTCGGGTTCTGGCTCGGGTTCGGGTTCGGGTTCTGGAGCAGGCGCTTCTATGCAGTCGCCATTTTCATCAATTTTCCCAGGCTTATCATCATCAGTGGTGCATTCCGAACCTATAGGCGCTTTCTTTTCTGGTTCGCACCTTCCTGTTTGTTCAGAGAAAAAATACCCTTCTTTACATGGCCCGCAGCTTCCATCTTCATTAACGGTAGCATTAGGATCATTGCATTCTTGTGGTTGCTGCTGATCTGCTTGAGCACAATACTTTTCGTTGTCTTTTCTAAACTCATTATCTTCACAGCTTGCTGCAAGCAAAAATGGGTTGTCTATTTCTAATTCTTCTCTAACTCTATTAGCAACAAGAACTGAAAGCCAGGGGCCTAAAATATTTCTTAACTCTTCATCTAAATCGCCAATAGTCCAAGACCCGGCAGTTAAATCTCCCCATGCTTCCTTTACAGCGTTTACTGCATCTTCTACTTGCCCTTCTATCCATGCTCCGGGGTCATCAAGAATGTCGCTAATACTTCCGCCAATTTCTTCAACTTTTTTAATAATATCTCGAAGAGTGACTCCAGCAATTCCTGGGGGCATAGGAATATCTAAATCAATAAAATTCTCAAGCCATTCAAAAGTTATACAATCTTGCCAACCCGGATAATCTTGCCCTGTCTCAGGATCGTATGATCTTCCCGACCATTTATCTTTTCCACAATCTCGGGAAACGCCAATGGCAGCTCTTGCCATGTCCATAATTGTGTCATAAACATCTTGAGGGGATGTTGGTATTGAGCTTCTTACTTCATTAAAAATATCTTTAACAACGTCAAAAACATCTTCAGTTATTTCTGCGCCTTCTTCTTGAAGATCAGAAAAAATTTGATCCCAATTAATTTCTGTTTCTTCGCTTTCGTCTTCTTCATTTTCTTGAGAAGCCAACCATTCTTCATAGCCGCCAGCATCGTTAATTTGGCTAATAAAAGCCGCCATTTGCTGAAGAGCCTCAATAGTTACTCCTGTTGCTAAAGAAATGTCAAAAGGGGCATCTGGATTCATCCTAATAGAGTTAGCCTCTAGGATTTCCTCCATAGTAGGATCAGCCCAAATAGCTCCTAGTTCAGATTGGCCTATGCCGCCTAACATGCTTTCAAGGCGCGACCTAAGGGCATCTTCTTGTTCAAGATCTTCAAATTCTGGAGGTACGTAAATAGACATTCTTTATTTCTTCCAGTTAGC